TTTGATCTTGTGTCCGACCCCTCTACTAAGGGAGCCTTCCCTGAATTGACCGAAGCTATAAGAGAGAATAGCCAACGTGCTCAGGATATTGTTTCAAAGCATAAGAAGCAACGTACTCTCCTTACTATGCTTGAAAGCAAGATTGATGATGCTCTAGTCGAGGGTGAGGATAAACGGAAGGGGGGTCAGGGTACTGCTAAACACCGGCACCACCGGGGAATCGGAGGTACGAAAGACCATACACACGCTAGAGCAGCTGACCCAGAGAAAAAAGCCCCCAGATAATTATATAATGGTAGACGGCAAGCCCGTCCATAACACAGAAGCGTTAGACGACTGGCGACGACGGAACTACACCGGCAAGGACGAGACACACATCAAAGCCAGGGCTGCTGTTGCTGCTGCTAAGAAAAAGAAGCAGAAGAAAGCCCAGCAAGATTCCCAGCAGGAGAACCGTAAAGAAGACTACAGAGGGACTCACCCAAAGGAGAATCCCGTCTCAATGACCTATGTAGGTAACTCTATTCTTCAGGGTTTGAAGGAAGCTTGCAAGAAGAAGTATCGGAAGACTCCTAAAAAGGGTAAAAATTAGTATTAAATATATTTCTAACCACTAAATAACTATATAGAGGTCAAATTATGTCACAGAGCAATGAAATTATAGACTCGGTGGCTCAGTATCTTCCCGAAGGGCTCGATGAGGACACCCTTCAGAAGGTATCTGAGCTTGTCGCTGTTATCATCGAAAATCGAGTTGAGGAAAGAGTAAGTGATCTATCCACGAAGGTCCAATCTTTTATTCGTGGAAATATTAAGAAGCTAAAAGAACAAGCCCTTAAGGAGCTAGAGCTAGAAAATGAGACGTTCCGCAACGCTCAAATGTTTGAAACAGTTCGCTCTATGTTTGCTTTGGAGAGCACCAACCAAGATGAATTAAATGGTATGGATGTTCTTGCTTCCCTTGGAGAACAGCAAGAGGAGAAGAATAAAGCTCTTCTTCGTCAGGTTGATAAGCTTCTAAAGGAGAATGTTAACCTGAAGCGTCGAGCTAAGGTCTCAAATGATAAAACCACCAAGCTTGAGGAAGCTCTTCATTCTGTTAAGAATGAGGTTTCAAGTATACGTGAATCGGAAAACGCAGAGAGACAACTCTCTGATTCGGCACTCGTCGTTAGTGAAGATAACTTCAATGTGAAGGAAGCTAGCGAAAAGTTAAATGAAAACCACGCTGTCCACGGTAGCGAGTGGATACATCAAGGCGTGATCGAAAAACTCAACAATTATAGAGGTTAATATGACCGCAATTGATAGAAACAGTTTAGTAAAGCGTTGGGAGCCACTCCTTGAAGGTATCGGGGATGATCACATCGCATATCAGACTGCTCGTCTATTGGAGAACCAAGCTAAGGAGTTCACCAAGAGCAGAATGGATGAAGAGTCATTAAGCGTTAATGCTACGACTACGGGTAAGATTGGCACTTTCCAAAAGTGGGCTTTCCCCCTCCATTCGTCGTATGTATCCACGAGCTTATTGTTCAACAAGATTGGTGCAACCCAGGCAATGGATGGCCCGGTTTCGCAAATCTTCTATATGGGTAACTCCCGGCACCATAATGGTGTCACCCAGTTAATGTATTCGAAGTTCAACATTACTCCACGTAATCTGGTGGCTTCGGGTATTGGGTCTTTCGATGGGTCGAATCTCGGTAAGGGTCCTGAGAGTGCCGCAGCTTTACAGCGGTGGCTCCAGCAGAACGAGTCTGCAAGTGCTCTCACCTATGATCAGATTACGACTTCTGCTTATGACATGTCTAACGTCCTGGGTTACAATAATGGTTCCCCATCGACTACCATGGGCGGTAAGTTGGCTTCTTTCCCAAGTGGCACTTCCATTCTTGGCTATAGCGTTTCTGCTGCTGAGAGACTTCGTGGGGATCTGATCCCAGAAATCTCAATGCACATTCAGAAGCAGACTGTGCAAGCTCGCGAACGTAAGATGAGAGCAGTGTGGACCTTAGAAGCCGCGCAGGATCTCAAGGCTTACCACAACTTGGATATGGAAGCCGAACTGACGGATCTCCTCTCCAAGGAAATGAACCTTGAAATCGACCGCGAACTGATCGAAGACATTCGCATGATCGCTTACGGCCCAGGTGTTTTTGGCACTGATGGGGACAATGGTTGGTATCTACGGTCGCTCTACGGTGGTCCTGCTGACGATTTCCCTGACATTGGGGGCACTGGCACGACTGGGAACGGTGGTGCATTCGTTGCTGGCGCATACCAATATGATTTCGATGCTGCTCTGACCGCAGAAGAGGGTGCTTTTGAGGACGGTGGAAGCCAAGGTATTAGCCGTAGATACTCCAACATCTATGTTATGGATCTTGGTAGATTTGTCCAGTCAACCACTACATTTGCCCCACAGCACTTGGGTCACATGTATTCAAATGTTCTAGCACTGATTAACTTTGCTAGCACTGACATTTACAGAACAACTCTTCGGGGTCCTGGCAATGTCCTAGTCACCTCTCCTGTGATCGCTTCACTACTAGAGTCGGCTGCGAAGCTTGAGGGTGGTCTACCTTCTGACGCTGGTCCAACGACCAACACGGGAACTCAGATTCAGTATAAGGGCAAGTTTGCTGGCAAGTATGACTTGATTGTTGACCCAATGTTCCCTGAAGACGAGATCATTGTCGGCTACAAGGGTAGCAGCCCAATGGATGCTGGGTTCTTCTATTGCCCATATGTCCCACTCCAGCCATTGGATACGGTTGTAGATCCTGAGACCTTCCAACCAAGAAAGGGTATCTTGACCCGGTATGGTAAGGTTGCAGTTCAGCCAGCTTCAAGATTCTATCGAGTTATTCGATTGATCGGAACTGGTGCTGACTTCATTACGAAGGAAATCTTCCGTAATGGGACTGCCAACAGTCATGATGTGACTGCCTACGGTGGTGCTCCCACCTAATCCTTAGGTAGGAGTTAGCTTCGAAAGGGTTCGGATTATAATCCGAACCCTTTTTGTGTTTAAGGGTAAATACTTTAGAAAGGTATTTTATGGCTGAGAAGAGGCTAGTTATTGGTATAGGGGATTCTAATTGTGCGGGTGCCGTTGCTGCCTCTTCTTTGTCTGCTACCGTTCCTCACCCTGGGATTCCTGATATCGCGACTATAAACCTTTCTGCCCATCTCGCAGAACAAACACAACTTAAGATTTGGAATTACGAACCAGGACAGCAGGAATGGGAGAACTATAATATTTTCAGTGCAAATACCCACTGGGAAAGTGCGGTCGTGGGGCCTGAGTTTCCCTTAAGGTGGCTAGCTTCAGGGTATTGGGGGAGGAGAGTAAAAAAGCTATCGCCAGGAACTATTCCGGTTGCGGGCGAGGTCTCAGCGTCGTTACCCTCTGGTGTAGATGTGCATCTTTTTAAAGGATCGAAGTATCAAACTAGTCTTTTAAAATGGGATAACACTCTAGACTTTTTTGGTAACCCCAACGCTGGGGGGATAGACTACGCCAGCCTTTGGCCTCTGACTAAAGATTCTAATTTTCTTACTATCCCATCTCCGAATGCGAAATACGGATTATTTAATCAGTTATCAGCGGCAGTTGCTGATTTATCGGCAGCAGGTACAAATACTGTAGTCGTTGATGGCATGTATGTTGTTATGGGGACTTTAGACGCGATAGCCCCTTATGGGTCTAGAGCTTATAGGGGTCTTCTTGTTGATTTTGTAACAAATATTTATGATGTTTTAGAAGAGTTTGGATGCACCTTAAATAATTTTGATTATAGGAGAACCCGACCAACAACTGTTCTAGTGGGTACTCACGATCAGTATGACCATGGGACTAGGGTAGGGGAAGAAGAAAGGTTTAATACCATTCGGACTAGTACCTACAATGCGTCTATTGATTTAAATTTGTTAGGAAAAACTGATACGTATTTCCTTCCCACCACAGGGACAGAAACAGTATGGAATTATTTTACAAGTGCGGGAGGCACTCCAAACGCAGTATATTCAGTAGCAGAGGATAAGGTACACTACGACTTGTCTGGTGCTTTTAATTTGGGTGCTGCTATTTCGAATATTATCTATCCTTTGTCGAGCCTTCCTTTACCCTCCCCTACATTACAAAGCCAGACTGCTACAACCTCTGAATCCAACATGACTGGTACTGCTCCGGGTGCTACTTTTGCTGCTACTGAAGGAACTACTGCGGGCAAAATAGGTATACCTACGGTTAAATCCTACGGATCATCTTATGGGATTTATAAAGGCAACAGGTTAGGGGACTATAAGACTCCTCGTCCAGATGACCTTAATAACAAGGATGCCAAGGATACCGTAGAATTTAGGGACTTTGACAGGACAGTAAAAGATTATGTATTAGCGAAGTTAGGCTACCCAGTTGTCGATGTAGAGCTTGAAGATTTTCAATTAAATGTCTGTATAGATGAAGCGATCTCCCGTCTTGAGTATCATGCTCCTGACTGGATGACTCAGTATGCTACTTTTGAGGTAACAGGCGGCATTAATGTTTACGAGATTCCTCAAGTTGTAGCAGATAATTTAACAGATGTCTGGTACAAACGAGATTTCTTTAAGTTTGGGGCTTCACCAGGGTCATTAGAATATGACTTTGCTATTATGTTCTTTACTAATACTGGTCTTTTTAATAATTATAATGTAAGCCAGTATTTATTGATGCAACAATACTTAAAGCAAGTAAAGAATGTTTTAGGTCAAATGTCTACATGGCAATTAGTAAATAATAAATACTTACATATATTCCCTATTCCCGAATCCAGCAAAGAAAGTGTACTTTTGGAATTTAAAGCTTTTGACCCAAAGACCATTCACCATGCTTATAAAAGCTGGATACAGAGATATTCTCTATGTATAGCAAAGGAGATTCTGGGTGGGATTAGAAGCAAATATCAAACCCTTCCAGGTCCCGGTGGCGGAACCTCCTTAAATGGAGAGGCTTTAATTCAAGAAGCAACACAAGAAAAAGAAAGGCTTATAGAGGAACTTCTAACTGAAATAGAAGAGGCACCTTTGTTTGATATATTATAATGGCTCAAATCACTGTTGGTTGTTTTTATCCAAGTATCACTGATGTTAGCGGAATTACTGCTACTGTGTCTTCCACCTATGCGATGACTTCCGGCCAATATATTGATGGAAGTCCTTGGATTGCCCCTACTACACATGATCCGTTTTTCTCGGCTGCGATAGTCTCTACTACCCCTCCCCAAGAATCTTGGCTTTTCAATGGAGAATTTGGATTTAATGGCTACAAAGATGTTAATGGGATTATGATGAATGTGCCAGGACATGCGGCAGTTCAGGGCTACGACGAGAGAGCGAATGCGAGGATACCCTATGTTGCGTCCTATAACCAATCACTACCTCTGAGTTGTGTCCCCCATGATATGGTAGTTATGGCCTCTGGTATCCCTAGCTCGGTTGATGGTTTAGGTGGAGTGGGTACAGCTGCTTTGTTTAGTTATGCGTTATCTAAGGATAGGGTTAGGACAGTTATTTCTTGTAAGATGCCCTTAACCTTCCTTGATAGAATTCCCCCTTTGGACACTGAAACACATGGGAGAGGGGGGTTAGAGGAGACCCTAACTTTTAGACCAGGAGCCTATTGGCATCAAGGAAGGATTAATAATAAAATACAATTTTATATGTCTGAGTTTGATGCCTCAAGAATACCTCAGTTTCTCACAGAAGAGCAGCCCGGTGGTGGGAACACTTTTAGTGGGTATTACGCTAAAATATTTGGGTCGGTTAACACTCCTTCTCCTGTAGTTAAGCCTTATTGGGAAGATCTATATAATGCTATTAGATACTATTTTGGGGATGATAACCAAAAGTGGGGTTCCGAGGCTATTCATGCAGGATTCCACCAACCTGGGTATGGTCAAGGGTGGGGAGAGTTAATTAACTTAGTTCTTCTTAAATCGTTAATGATTGTTCCTGAGAGTGAGCAAGAACTTCGTACTAAAACTTTAAAAGCTTTAACCCAGGCTGGTATTGATTATTGGAGTGCATGGAAGGATGGAAGAGATCAGAAATCTAATGGAGGTCATTTCCAAGCTAAAAAAGCTATGATTATGGCTGCGGGTGTTCTTCTAAACAATGAAGAGATGAAGGATCCTGATAGGTATCTCGGCCCCACAAGATACGACGATCCAAAGCACGATATAGGCTTAGGGAGATTTGGGGAAGCCCATACTTTCTGTTCCGGGCAAGGACATTTTAGCAACCCTTGGGATCCCCGATATGGGGTTGGTAGGCCCATAGATGTGATTACTCCTTCAGCTTTGTTCAATGGGTGGTATTGGGGGGATAACCATACTGCAACTTCCTCTTATGGTCTCTCAGCCTGTGTAGGGTTCCAACAGTTACACCCTTCTGGAGGTAAGTGGGATACGGAATATGCATCTGAATTGGGGCCAGGGCTTAGTGGGATTTCCCCTTGGTATCCTGGGAAGAGCAATACCCCAGGAAGACTCCCCATTGGGACTTTCCGGCCTGGGAATGCGCCCTATTTAGGTCCTGCTTCGGCAGATATGTATAAGTATTCTAAAGATGATCCCAATCTTTCCCAGTGGAGGACAGTAGGTGGTAACTATGGGGACCATTTCCTTAAGTATGGGTGGACTTTTAGGAACCAAAGCTCCATGGGTCAAGCCCTATTTATGCAGGCTTTGGGGTTGGGGCCGAAGTGGAGTTTGCCGCTTCTAGGATGGACTACCCAAAATACTTATGGTTGGACTCGACCTTTTTATACAGATGCTACGACCGCTGGTTTTAATCACCTCCCCAATGCGAGGTGGATCAATGATTACGAGTCGGACACCCCAAGCATGTTCCCAGGAAGTTCAGTTACTATTAATTCCTACGGAATCAGTGGCTTAGTCAGTGGTGATGATAGGAACTATATTGCTTATTACTACAGAAAATATAGAATATCTAATGAGTTACTAGACTATCAGACATCTAATAGCCTATATTCCCAGGGCTTTGAAAAGGTTATAGGGATGGCAGATTTTAGTGGCCCTTATTTGGCAACCAATGAAGATGCCACTTTTAATGGGGAGGGAGGGACTAATAAAGTAACTTGGGAGATATTCCAGTGTCCACCTAATACTACTTGTAAGATTCTTGGAGGAGAAATATTATCAACTCCTTCGGCTTTAGGTAATGGACAGTATATTTATGTTGATCAAACTCCTGCTCCAGCCCAACAATCTTATATGGATGATACTTTAACTAAGGCGTCTAGGTATGGAACAATTATCCATAGGATGGCAATGCCTCCCGAACCTTATGGGGGTCCTTTCTCGACTAATGGGTATGGGATACAGGCTGTTTTTTACGATCAGAATGATCTTCCATTTCTGACGACTAATGCCTACAAGATGATTTTGCGAAATGATAGTCCTTTCCCTGATCCTGGTCCTCCTACCCGAGGCATAGTATCAGAATCTGAGGCAGAGGTGCTAACATCTAATAAAATTGGAACCCCCATAGTAAGGTCTTACGGTTCCTCTTACGGTAAATACGGGGGTAATAAGCTTAAGGATTATGATACCCCAAGACCAGACGATCTTAATAATAAAGACGCTAAGGGCACTGTAGAGTTCAAGGATTTCCAACGAACTATTAAAGATTATATTCTTTCTAGGCTTGGGTATCCCGTTGTTGATGTGGAGCTTGAAGATTTCCAAATTGAAACTTGTATAGATGAAGCGATTTCTCGTCTTGAGTATCATGCCCCCGACTGGATGACTCAGTATGCTACTTTCCAAACCTCAGGAGGTATCAATGTATACGATCTTCCCGCTGCGGTGGCTGATAACCTAAATGATGTTTGGTACAAACGAGACTTCTTTAAGTTTGGGGCGAGCCCTGGTTCACTAGAATATGATTTTGCCATTATGTTCTTCACCAACACTGGGCTGTTCAATAATTACAATGTAAGCCAATACCTGTTAATGCAGCAATACCTAAAGCAAGTAAAGAATGTTCTAGGGCAGATGTCTACATGGCAGTTGATTGGGAATAGATATCTACATGTGTGGCCGGTTCCTGAAAACAATACAGAAACGGTATTGTTGGAGTTTAGAGCATTTGACCCGAAAACTATTCACCATGCTTATAAGAATTGGGTGGAGAGATTTTCTTTGTGCCTAGCTAAGGAGATCTTGGGTGGGATTAGAAATAAATACCAAACCCTACCGGGACCAGGAGGAGGGACGAAACTGAATGGGGATTCCCTAATCAGAGAAGCTGCCTTAGAGAAAGAAAAACTTTTAGAGGAGCTAGTAAGTGGTATCGAAGGACCACCGCTATTTGATATAACATAATGTCCAGATTTAAAGTAAATACTCCTCCTACTAACTTTCCTGAAGTTAGGAACACTCGCTTATCATTATTTAATAAGAAAAATGATAAGAACTTGTTCAATAAGATAGATGCAGAAAACATCAAGCTTTCTGGGTCCAAGGTCCAGGTATTTGAGTATGTTAAGAGTGAGGATATAGATGACGTTTATCAGGAGTCTAGACAAAAAGCAATAGCTTCTGAGCCGATTACCCTATGGGCTCACTACGACCCCAGACCTATAGAAGAAAACCTTTCTCAGTTTGGTGTGGAGATGCAAATAGATCAAGTATTTGTATTTAATAAATCTTATACCGAAGACACCTTAGGTAGGACAATTAAAATTGGTGACGTTCTTCGACCAGAATTTCAGGAAATGAAGTTTGAGGTTTACGAAGTCCAGGAGGATAGCTTTGAAGCCTATGGGGTTTATCACCTATTAGTTCACGCTAAACTTCTTCGCGATACCGAGGATATTTATAATGAAGATAGATTTGATAGGGTGGATGATGTTGGAGGTAAGTTATGAGCGTAAACACTGACCCTAGAAATCAAATTGCAAGTATGACTAAAACTAAGCTTCTGCCGGTGATAGATAACGTCTATAAGGATAGTCTAAGGCAGATGCTACATATCTTTAGTAACATTTACTATATTGACGGAAATCACAATAGGGTGAAAGTAAAGTGCTCTCATGGTAACCCCGAGAGAATCGCGGGTAAGTTGAAAGCAGACAACACATTAATTCTCCCCATGCTCACTATTGTGGAGAAGTCCACTGAAAACTCTGATGATAGAAGAAGATACAACCCCATTTTAATGCATGAATCGTATTGGGATCCCAAAAAATTAAGAGCAGTAAGAATTTTAAGTCTTGCACCTAGAGCTATAAATATTAATTATGAAGTTAATATCTGGTGTAAGTATAAAGCGGATATGGATATGATTAGGTCGGGTATCTTCTCGTTGTTCAATCCTGATATGGATATTCGAACAAAATTTTCAGATTACAATAAAGCTTTTCTTGTGTCTGAAATGGATTTAGGAAGTATGATTGCGGCGGATACTAGTGATCGAATAATTCAAAAGTCTATTCAAGTTTCCTTGGAAACCTATATACCTAGTCCTAAATTTATGTTTACGAATACAGGCGAGATTACTGAGATTGATACCAACATAGACACTACACTAGTAGAATAGTGTCTTGAATAAATTTAATAGAAATGATCCCTCTTTAGACGTAAATATAGTAGGAGCTTATAGATATGAAAATTATTAAGAATACTTGTATGCAAGGGGTTTCAGTACCTTTTAATCTCTCAAGTGGAGAAATAAAGTATGTCTTTATAGGTTCCAAAAAAACTATTGAAACCCCTAATTCCTGGAAAAGCACGGTCTTGGATAATCTTGTTCAGAGAAGAATGTTTAAAGTGCGTATTGTAGAAGATCCCCCTCCAAAGGTGGTATCTCCTACTCCTCCAGGTAAGAAAATAGTAAAGCCTGCAAAGGTCAGAAACCAAAACAAAGTAGAGAGTAATTAATCATGGCAATACCTACTAGTCCTTCCGTTGTAGTACTTGAAAATGATGTTTCAATTTATACCCCTAACGTCAATTCAAGTGTTGTGGGAATTGTTGGATTCGCTGACAAAGGCCCAACTAATAAGGCAACTTTAATTACGAGCCAAGAAAACCTTCTTAAGAACTTCGGGAGACCTAACACGGATATGCCTGGACAGGGGCTCGAAGGTTCCTTAGAGATTCTTGAAGCAACCAATCAGTTATACTTTGTAAGAGCGGCTGATGAAAGTGCGGCGGCAGCTAGTGCTGTTATTCCTTTAGGGGCCGCTCCAGCTGCATTCGTTTCTGGGAACTGGGATCCTGTTGCGCCTTCTTCGCTTTATTATCAAGTTAACGATAATCAAGGAGTCTTTTCCACGAGCGGCCTTGTAGTCATCCCGGCTAGCACTACGACCCATAATACCCGGCGAAAAGTTCTCTTTAATGCATTTAATCCTGAACTGACTGATGATCAGCCCCTAATCGCCTATGAATCTGCGGCGGCAGCAGGTGCTTTTGTTTTAGCATCTAGGTTTGCCGGGTCTGGGGCTACTTTACGCCTATCAAGTACAGTGGGCGTGGATGGCAACGAAGGTCTTAGGTTCCAACCGATTCGGGCGAACGGGGCCGTTAGTGCCGTTAATAACGGCATCACTGGACAAGTCCCTGAAGCGGGTGACGTTACTATTCGTGGCTTTGATATATCCTCGATAGGACTAGTTGCTTACTCCTTGTATCCAGGGACGGCTTATAATATAAGTGGTTTAAGAGATGGCTCAACTCAAGGAATTTCAGTAGAAGTAACTAACAGATCAGTCCTCGACCGGTTTGTGGTGAATTCAGATGGTGCCCAAGCTGAAGTTTTCACGGGGGAGCTAGCCTCTGTATCGGCAGATTCTTTTGAGAGACTCCTCACTAATGACGAGCTAAATGCCAAATCAGATTACGTATATGTGAATGCCGCGTCAATACCTGTAGCAGAGACAGATTATGCAAGCTTCCCCAACGTGTGGGGTGATACGCTACCTGTGGCGGTAGGAATCGCGGGATCCGGGGAGGTCGCTGTGGCCGATGCCCTTACTCCAAGATTTGTTAAACCAATAGAAGGCACTTATAACTTTACTTCTGGGAAGAGCGGATATACTGGTTCTGGGATCTCTGCTTTGAAGGGTAGTGCTACTAACAAGACTGGGATCCATGCTTTAAATGATGATTCCTTAAACATTTCACTAGCAGCAGTTCCTGGAATTTCTGACGATGCTGTTCAGAACGAGCTGGTGACCCTTGCTGAGTCCTCAAAGAATTTCTTAGCACTTGTATCCCCTCCTCTTGCTGTTGGTAAGGTTCAGGATGCGACGGACTGGATTAATGGCAAGGGCACTAGAACCGCTGCTTTGAATTCCTCTTATGCAGCTGCTTACTGGCCTTGGGTGCAAGTATTCAACTACTTCGCTGGGGCGGAAGAATGGTATGACCCAGCAATCTTCGCTGCTAGACAATGCGTATTCACTGACTCTGTGAGTGAGCCCTGGTTTGCTCCAGCAGGTATCAATAGAGGTAGGCTAACAAAGCCCACGGATACTGAGACCATCCTCAACCAAGGGGATAAAGATAGTCTTTATGCTAACTCCTTGAACCCTATTGTGAAAGATCCAGCGGAAGGGATTGTAATTTTTGGGCAAAGAACTACTCAGAGAAAGCCAAGTGCTTTGGACCGAGTTAATGTTCGAAGGTTAATGATCTTTATCCGTAAGACATTATTACAATTAGGGAAGCCCTTCCAGTTTGAGCCTAATGACCAATTTACCTGGGAGCAAGTAAAGGCCAATTTGGATCCATTTATCGGTGATCTCCTAGCAAGAAGAGCCATTGTTGAAGGTGCGGTAATATGTGATTCTACTACGAACACTCCTTTAAGAGTAGATAGAAATGAACTATGGTGCTCAGTTACAATCAAGCCGACAAAGGCTGCTGAAACGATTGTTTTTGAAGTTAACCTAACAAGCCAATCGGCTACCATTAATGGGTAAGAAATATGACTAGTATACCTCCTGGAATTTATAAAAATGAAGTGAGAGGGACGTTTAGACCTGGGTCTGAACTTCCAAAGATATCAACTAAGCTTGATTCTGTAAGAGCTTATCAATTTGAAGTGAGATTCTATGGTCTTCTCGCTCAAGGCGTAACAGCTTACACCGATCTTGTCGCAGCTGCCAAGCAGGTTAGTCCAGTTGGAGGCCAAATAGAGGATATCGTGGTGGACAGGGTTAATGATAAGGTATTCTATCCAGGGAAGTTTACTCCTGAAACTGTGCAGATTACCTTTGATAACCAACTTCTTAGTCAGGCTACCCCTTCCTTGTGGAGATGGTTTAAGTCGATGTATGACCCTATTACGGGTGAAGTAACTAAGGTCGCTGATCCTGCGGGCACCCCTATTACTCCTTTCAAGGCTCAGAGGATGACTATCGTGGAGTTGGATAATACAAATACTCCTCATGCTTATGTAGAGATGTATGGTGTGTATCCCACGGCTACTAGATTCTCTGAAAAGAACTATTCCACAAATGAGTTCTCAACCCTTGAAGTAACATTTAGATACGATTTCGTTGACTATGGTAAGTATCAAGATCTTGGTCTTGCCGGTCCAGGATTCTAATAAAGGATAAGTGAGCACTAAGATTAGCCTTCTCTCTAAATATAGGGAGAAGGCTTTTTTACTATAATGAGTTATGGATATTTACAAAGAAATACTAGAGAGTTTTAGCCGTATTCACAACCGTGACCTTAGGTTATTAGAGCAGCAAGATCTAGAAGCGGTGACATTAGCCAATCAGGCTCTGGACCAAGTCCCGGCACCTGGGCAAGCTCCTATTGCGGTATCCACCCCTTCAGGCAAAGCTCTCTATGTATGGAACAATGATGATGGGGTTGCAATGTTTGCGACCAACCCAAACAAGTCCTACGCGCAACCGATAAGAAAGAACTGGGACAACTTTGTGGGCCATTTCGGGAGTGCTACAGACCCCAATCTCCCTCAGGAAGGGGCAGGAGAGGGCGAAGAAGGCTCTCAAGTAGACTCTCCAGAGGAAGAACAGCAGATGGAGATTGTACCTCCTCTTACTCCAGGGGATGTAGACTTCATTGGGAAGCAACAGCTAATGCTCAGTCAGACTGGCCTTTCGGAGGATACTATTAGATCAGTGGAGAAAGACTTTAGAAATATTTTTGGTTTAAAAAAAGATATATGGAAAATTATGGGTAAATGGGAGAAGTCTAAAGAAGAAGGTGAAAACTACATCCCAGGACCTATCAAGGATACGAAATGGGACAAGCTTATAGGGGCTGCTCATTATGGTAACTACTTTTATGGGGACTCAACTTGGTCTTTTCAGAGAGCTTTACTATCCCCTAAGTTCTCTCTAAGTATGCAAGATGGTTTGTGGGTCTCTCAGGAGGAGCCCTTAGAAGAAGCTCAAACTTCTCTTATAAGCAGATCGTTTAGAGACCTTGTGGACGTTATTGTTAAAGATAGTAAAGAAGCTTTAACTCCCGATGAATGTAAGAATGTTCTGTCTAATTTTGCCGTAACTAACCGGGGGGACGTTGTAGTAAAAGGGTCAGGAGATGCCTCTAGGGGATTAAGTTTTGATGGAGGAGCAGGAAGAGGGGCTTTTATTAAAGATCTGTTAGATAAAGCTACTTCCATTTGTAAGAAAGCTGATCCTTCATATGAGCTTGCGACAATGACTGTTAGACCTCCCATTACAGGCACAGGTTCTACTAACAACGTAAGGGGAGTGGCAATGGAGCAAATATTAACAGTAGCTTCTCTAGCGTTACTTCGAGGGAAAGATGGGAGCCTACCGGAACCTCTCATGATGTTGCGAGCCCAGATGGTAAGCACTATTTCCCAAAAGTTAATCAAGGCAAAGATTGATTCTGAAGGTTGGGTATCGAGAACTGTTGAAGCGGGCATTGACGTTGATACTAAGGAGTTAGCAAGAGAATTGTATGAGGTTCTGGGTGAAGGGGAAGCGTCCAAGAGTTTATTTGAAAGCATGTTAAAACACTCTGCTGAATCCTTGAGGGTTAGAAGCCCAAAGTATGCACTTTCAGTTGGGGATCAAGTAGGAAGGGGTAAGAGGCAAGATGTTTTAGAACTGTATAATGATTTAGATGAAGCAAAGATAGCTGCACAAAAGTCTGGGCTTGAGGTGGAGCCTTACAGTATGCCTATTGAAGAAGCGTTTGGGGATAAACATTTAGAAGAACTTGATGCACTAATAGCCGCAGGAGTTTACTCACCAGGACAAGAAGTTTCAGTTTTAAAGGTAAGTTTGAAAAACTATATGAGTTTAAACACAGCGAAGTATGGAGGTGGGGCTGCTAATACTTTTGCTGGTAAGGATGGCTTAATGAGGCAGAGTTATACCAAGGAAAGTTTACTAAAAACAATATCTAGTAATCTCCAAATGTCTCGTTCTGATAGAACTGCTGTTAAAGGTTACTTTGATGAGTTAGACAAAATAGCTACCGCTGCTTTTGATCTCCCAACCGAAGCCATAGTTACTACTAAAGATGGTAAAAAAATAAACACTAAAGATACCCCTAAAACATTCTCTAAATCCATTTTAGATAAACTTAGGAGCTTGGGTTATGATACTAGCCCAGGACTTCTTACAGATCTAGAGAAAAATGCTAGAAAAATTATAAAAGGAACAGGCACTAAATATGAGTTGCGTGCCGCGTTTGATTCTTTGAAAAACCAGACAGTAACTCTACTACAAGCTGATAGGGTGGCTAACGATTTAAAGTCTGAGGATCCCACTGTCAGGAGATCTGCACAGTTGCAGATCGCTCATAAGATGTTTCACGCAGGAGGGTCGGATGATAATCAACTAGTGTGTGACTATAGAGATTTAATTGGATCTAAAAATTATGTGTTCAAGCAGAATGACCCCCTTAGAGATGCTTGGAGATCAGTACTAAACGGTGAAATAGATCAGATGGGGAACTCCTGGGACCTTACGGTTAACTCTACTACAGGTCAAGCAGAATTATCTTCGGGTAACATGAAAATAACATTAAAGAATGAGTTTGTGTTAAGTAAAGCAGGGGATACTGGTAAGATTAAAGGGCACCATACCAACTTTAGTCTTGAGGTGAACAGGGCAGTAATGGAAATGTATAATAGGAAATCCATTAAAGAGAACCTAAACCAAGAACTGGGTTTCCTACTCTCAAGGATGGGAACCCTCCTCGAAAAAATGGAAGTCTCCTATTAGTAGTAATTCTTTTAAACTTACAATTACTACATCAGTGTCACCCGATCTTCCAAAGAACTTGTTCCCCTCTATAGGAAGGGTTAGATCGTTGGTTATAGCCACTGGATCTCTTCTATCCTGACCAATAATCAAGAAAAAATGTTTAGAACATTTTCTTGAATCTCTTGAGGCTTGCGCTATCATATTTGAAATATTTGATTTTGGATTGAGTAAATCACTTATTTGTTCTTCGTTATATCCTTTCTTGCATTCAATAATGTATTTAAAGTCTTTTGGTGTTATTAAGTCTCCATAGATCTTTAAGTATTCAGGTAATTTATGTGTTGTTGCAAATGCTCCTGAGCCTGGAGTTCTACAGAACTCCTTAGTATTAAATCTTTCATTCAAAGACTTAGCTATCTTGTTTTCAAATCGGTTACCTTTAGCTCTAGAGTTTACCTTCTTTTTCTTTCTTAGAAGACTTATATCAAAATCATCACCCATAGCCCTTCCTCCAGGCTATAATAGGCAATGGACAATGTGTCATTTAATGTAGATAACGCAAAGGTAAAAGTAACTGAAAGAAGCAGAGGTCGTATGAAAATTCAAATCAAATTAAGCAAAGAAGAAGCTGAAGGTTTCAAGAACTTTATGTTAATAAAGCCCGATGAACTCGATGAGGAGACCTTCTACAAGCAGATCTTTTTCGCAGGATGCAATACCATGTTCGATCAAATCCAGCAAATGGTAGCACAGCATAAGGCAGAAAAAGAAACAGCGGAAGGTGAATCAGATGAGCAAGCAGAAAGCTAGTTTTAGATCCTATAGTATAAAGAACTCTAAACATTTGGAGTCTGTTGTCTCTTCTAACATTAAGGAGAAGAATACTTCCTACTACTTGATTCTAAATCAGTGGGACCAAATAAGTAATCATTTCCGCAGTTCGCTTCCTAACGACGGAATTACGGATTTAAATGTTGTAGATATTTTTGATGTGCCTAATGCTCTTGATGTCATCAAGTCTGCCATTAAGTCCTATCGGGAAACTATCTCAACTTCGTGCTTGAACAGGTATGATCAACTACCTATACTGGTGGTAATTCATAAGTCGTTCCCGCGAGTTGTGACTTACAACGGCTCGGTTGGCGCTGAACTGGGGATATAGTTTCCAGTTTTGTGCGAAATATAGGCAGCTAGCCTGTCGTTGTATCTTTTGTTTTTGGAATAGATGAGCCTGAGATTATTTAGAATTACTGTCGTAAAATAATTGAAGGCTTGTCCCGATCCTCTCTTGAAGTTATTCAGGACTTTTAGTATTAAGAAGGTAAACACTCCTGTTTAGCTTCCTCATGATCAACATTAAATTTGAACGAAACCATCAGCCTATTAATCAAGAGATCGAACATGCGGAAAAGTTCTTCTTCATGCTCTCTATTTCCTGATCGGTAGGCTTGTATGAGTTCCTCGAATCTTTTGTTGTTTATGTAGTTTGTCACCTTACTATGATAGTCCCATGCCTCAACTAGATTTTCGCGAAGCCAACCCTAAGTGTAACGGTTGTCCAGTTTTAGATAAGCCTCTCCCAACCCATACCATCCTGGATTATGAGTATCAGGAAGAGTGCGACATCCTTTTTCTTTCTGATCATCCAAAGTTACATGAGGGGGAGTATGTTGCATTTCGCTCTCAAGAATATGTAGCGATCACAAAAGCTCTAGTTGCACTAGACATCAATCTGAATGATTGGAAGGTTGCATTTAGCACATCTGTAAAGTGCCCAGGCATTACTATGGATACCCTTACGCCTGCCATTAGGAAGACCTGTCAGGCGCATCTCCATGATACCATTGATCAGCTTAAGCCTAAGTTGATCTTTGCATGTGGTCAGGTGGCGTCTACAATGGTTTACGGGAAGGTAAAGATGCATTCCAAGGTTCGGGGTAAGGCTGACTCTATGAAGACTGAGAAGGGCCACGAGTTCAGATTTGTACCAATCATTCACCCATTCCAGGTAGTGTCCGAACCAAAGAATGCCTACCTCTTTAGGAAGGATATTGAAAACGCTATCAATAGCGAACTTTTACATAGGTCCACTGCGGTTGAGGTTCCCTACAATCTAGTGATGTCCATCGAGGAGTTGGACAAGGTGAAAGATAAGTTCATTGATACCACGAAGGATATTGCCGTGGATATTGAAGCCACTGGATTGAACTTTCTATCTGATACAATCCATACTATTTCTCTTACGAGGCTGGATTCGGATACCAACGAAATCCTAGAGACAATTGTGTTGCCTATTGACCACAAGGAAGCAAAGCTAGGCTATAAGATTAAAGGTGCGTTCTTGGATTTTATAGTTAAGGTAATGGCTAACAAGAAGAATCGTAAGATCCTTCAAGGAGCGAACTATGATCTGAAATTCCTCAAAAGGTATGGTGTTGAGGAAGTAAATAATATTTTTGATACAAAGCTCCTGCAACATCTGTATAATGAGGAGGTCCCTAAGGGATTGGCTGATCTGGTTTACTACTACATTCCCAAGGAAGAATTCTAATATGCTCACTGTAGAAGGCAAAAACTTTGACTGGAAGAATATCCCTTTAATTGATTGTGCTGATGGTAATGCGAAGGATACGTATGCAACTGCAAAGGTCTACCTAACTCTTTTAAATGCATTGCGGGAGAAGAAGCTAGAAAAACTTTACGAGAAACTTATCTCTCCTCTCACCGTAGCTTTTAGGGACATCGAATACGAAGGTCTCCTTATTGATACAGATAAGATGGGGGAGTTAGGTAAGGAGCTATTAGATAAGATTGGAAAAGCCCACAAGGAGCTAGCGGAATCTGCAAAGATTGATGATACGTATAACCTACGCTCAACAAAGGACTTGATCAAGATCCTCTACTCTCTAGCCAGAGAATCTACGGATGCAGAGTGGGAAGTAGTTGACAACATCGGCTTTGGGCTGTATCCTTTTGAGTTCACTAAGAAGGGCTCTCCTTCCACCAGCGAAGAGACCATTGTGAAACTTAAATCCATGATCGACGAAGAGTGTATGTCTAGAGGGTTGCTGAGTGAATAACCGTAACGAAGAAGTAAGTATCGCTAAAGCTGTTCTGGCCTCTAAGTCTAATGAGGAGTTGTTAGAGGTTAAGAGGTTTGTAGATAAGTTCTCTGAGTATAAGAAACTTAACAAGCTACACTCTGTGTATATCCAAGGTGCTTCCCGTGCGCTAGAGAACACTGGTAACGGTAGGATGTATGTGAGTTACAGGATTGACGGCACAGTTACAGGAAGACTCTCTAACTCTGGAGCTAGAATTGGTCGTAAGGCTAGTGATAGGATAGGTGTGTCGTTCCATACGTTGCCCCGTGAGAGCCTTTCTGTAAATATTCGTGATTATGTGGTTGCCCCACCTGGGCATGATTTTATTACGATTGATATGAAGGCTATGGAACTCCGTGTTCTTGCACATGTGGCTAATGAGCAGAACATGATTCATGCTTTCAAGTCCGGTGTAGACCTTCACAGCTACTCTGCTGGCCTTACTTTTAAGAAGGATCCATCTAAGGTATCGAAGCTGGAGAGGCAGATTGCTAAGGAAGTTAGCTTCTTGACGGTGTATGGAGGGACTGCATTTACCCTTGCATCAAAGCGTAACATCCCTGAGGAGAGAGCGGAAGAGATCATCAATAGTTGGTTGGCTGCTTTTCCTGGAGTGGGACGTTATATGGAGATGACTGATGATTACATCAAGCAGCATAAGTTTGCCAAGACTATCTTCGGAAGGTTCCGTCACCTACCTAACATTACTTCTCCTTTTAAGAGGGTTAGGAGAGAGGCTTTCCGACAAGGTCTGAACTTTACTATTCAATCTTCGGCTAGCGACATCCTTTTGTGTGGTATGTTGGGAGTTATCAATAAGCTCAAGCCCTACAAGGCTAAGGTTGTCGCAACTGTGCATGACTCCATTGAGTTGATCAGTCCGAAGGAGGAGACTGAGGAAGTTATCAAGATTGTTTCTGACGAGTTGGTAAACTATCACTACCTAAAAGAAAACTTCAACATCAACTTGAGGGTTCCTCTAGCAGTCGATGTTGAAGTTGGTTCTAGTTTTGGTAATGGTGTGGAGTATGAGCTTTAGTTAATTATCGAATCTATCCTTAGCTTTCTTTCCTAAGTCTGAATGAAATGTTGCAGGAAGGGACTTTCCCTTTCCTTTTATTCCTGCTTTCTTTCTTGCTCTTAGAATTTGTTGGGACATGTAGTCCTTCATTGCTCCTTTCTTCTTAGCAATCTTCTCCTCATGACCTCTAACTCCCATCTGGTTAATCTGATCTATAGGCATTGGCGCAGTTTTTGTGCCCTGTTGGAAATTCTCTCCACCACCCGAGGAGATCTTGTTAAGAGGTATTTGTTTGGTAGGCTTCCCTTCCTTTCTAACTCTCTTATACTTTCCTCCTCCCCTACCTAAAGCTGCTCGTCTCCCTGTGTCCTTACGCTTTGGGGATTCTTTAGGCTCTTCCTTTGGCCTTGCTTTAGTCTTTCGTTTTGGGGCTGCTTTCTTGTAGCCCTTATCAAGCTTCTCTAAATCCCCTGGATCAAGGTCTCTGACCGCAGTGTCTCTTCTGCGTGCTTCAAAAATCCTGTCGAGAACCATCTCGGCAAGAGCCTGTCTTGAGCCTCTAATCACTTTAGTTGAACTCCTTTGTTCTTCATCCTCTGGATCCTCCCACCACCCCTTGCGCCATGGGGCGTATTCCTTAGCAAGTTGGTTCTTAAGTGCATCGTATCGTACATCGAGCGAACCTCCGCTTCCAAGGGGACGAGGCGCAGCACGCTGTTTATTCATGCGTATAGCAATATCCTGTAGGGGGTCAGGATTGATAGCAGCAGCTTTAGGATTAAGGTTCCCGAAAGGACCGGGTTCATCCGCCCCTGCCACTTTACGTGCAGCTTTATCCAGAACCCTGCCTCTCTGCCGGTCCTGCTGCGCTTGCTTTTCTTTTTTAGCAAGGTAATCCCTACGTCTAAGAACTGTTGGGCTCTCTGCCCTCGCCTGCTGAGATTTCCGTTCGGCTTCTTCTTTAGCTTGATCCGCACGCTGTCTATCCCCCTGAATACGACGATCAGCATTGAGAGCATCAGCCGTTCGTGCGCGTTTTCGCTCTCCTTCTAGCTCTTTAAATCTAAGATGCCTACTATCTTCGCCTCTTTGATTTCTTTCTTTCTTCCGCCTTTTAAAAATACTTCTTCTTGATTCCCAGTCACCTAATTCATTTCTTACAACATCTTTAGGAAGATACGACCCTCTCCAGTCCTTTCCTCTTCCTCTTGCCACCTCATTTTTGATCTTCCCACGGTAGCCAGTTGTCGTCCGTCTACCTGTTCCTCTAGAGGGTTGCCATCTAGGGTTAACCTCTCCCGCCCCCGTATCTGGATTTGAAGTAGATCTAAGTTTTCTACCTTGATGTCCAATCCTAGGATCACTGGGATTTCTTTTTGCGAGTCTACGTGCTTTAGCTCCCCCAAGTGTAGAGAATAGCTGCTTTAGCCCAGGCCAGTTGGCAGGCCCCTCGTTTACACGGACTCTTGCTATTTGTGCAAGGGATTCCCTAGCGGACTTTGTTGAGGGCTTTGCCATGATTACTTTCTTTCGTTTTTATTACGGTTTGTTCTAGCGGTGGTTTGTGCTCTAGTTACTGGTCTCTCTAATGCCCTTTTGCCCTTTGTTTTGATCTTTCTCTTGTCTGCTTCGTGCTTGTTTGCCGCAGTTGTAACTGATCTTTCCTTCTGCCTAGTTGTAGCCCAAACACGGTGAGCATCTTCGGCATTTTTAATCTTTTCTTCATGGGAGGCTAGATCTTTTTTTGCTTTACTGTATTCTCTACCACTTGCTAATGAATCTTTAGACGCTTGTTGCAATCCTTCTAGGATCTTTTGGGCCAAAGCTAATC